ACTCCCACAACAAGAAGAAGAGGAGGGAGAGGGAGAGGGAGAGGGAGAAGAATCACTCCCACAAGAAGAAGAGGAGGGAGAGGGAGAAGAATCAATCCCAGCAGAGGAAGAATAATTACCAATAGCAGAACCTGTAGAACCCGAACAGAAACGTTTATTTGGTTCTTCAAGAAGAAAATTGAAGAAGAACAAAACAAAAACAAGTAAGAAAATTAGCAAAAATACGAAGACTCATCGTCGCCATTAAAAATATAGTCATTTGAAAAATGCCTATATTTAAAGATATATATTTATCAGAACCTCAAGAATGCAGGAAAATAATGAATAATATAATTAGTACGTGTGATATACATGACATATACGTATCAATTGGTGGTAAAATCAACAATAACGATTGTTTTATGAACCATAACAATAATGGGGTTTTTCAAATGATACCATCCTATTTGAGTTTGAATAGTACATCACAACTAATCATAGTATTTGATACATTTACTCAGCCTGATTACGAATTGTGCTACGAACATATGACTCCATATATTACGCCAAATACCCATATAATTTTATGCAATCAACTATGTGATTGTGGATTTATTCGTAAGTTTATTCCATATATCATAGACATAGCAAAAACAATTGGATGTGTTCCATCAAATATGATAATATGTAATTATGTCAAATTCAAATACCAAGTAAATCCATCCGAACAAAGATATTTAAATGAAATACCTAATAACATATACGCAATACTGATAAAACCTGAATATAAAGACTACATTGAAAGTTTTTACGAATGGTTCGGATACAACCGATATTTATACAATTTTATATACAAATACAAGTATTATCAATTATATCGTGGAGCATACAGCTCACTTAACCTTCTCTATGATACAATAAAAACAATAGAATATGATGATAACTACCAATTATGTATTTCAAACCCACAAACTATACACTTTTGGAATTATGTATATACTATTACAACTCCTAACACTAAATTAACATCTATATATGAAGACTTCGTGAACGCTAATAAAATTAAAGTAACTCCTCACAACGTGTAAAAAACTCTTGTAGTTCCTCTTTATTAGAATTATTGTGAATTTCATCGGGAATATAACTATCATTTTCTTTTTGATAACATAAAATAGCGGGAATTCCTGCGAACATTTTTTTTGTTTTCAAGAAAGCAAACACATCAAAATTAACATCAATATCAATAACGGCACATTGGACGTTATCCGGCATTGTATTGAATTTTTCTAATACTTCTTTTTCTATTTTTTTACAAGGGGCACACCATTCAGCACCAAATTTAACAATAAATAATCCAGGGTTTGATTTAATGAGGTCCATATAATCATTTCGAGATTTGATTTCAGTAATAAGTGGGAGTGTCATAGTTACTATATGAATATTACAGACATTATTTCTATATATTTTTCGTAAAAATCATTGAAAGAATATTATTAGATATAGTATAGTAATTCAATGTCAATAAACGAACATAATCTAAATATTCACATGTATTCTCTTGAAGATTTACTTGGATTGTTTGATTTAACATATAATATTTCACAAGCCGACCTTAAACGGGCTAAGAAAGTAGTATTAATGACGCATCCAGACAAATCCAAATTGGATTCTAAATATTTTCTATTTTATAAAAAAGCGTTTGACGTTGTAGTTCGTTTTTACGATAACCAAAATAAACAAAATCAGAAAATCACTCCAAATAATACCGCATATACACCACACACAAATAACGAAGATGATGATAGAACTGTTAAAAAAGTTTCATCGGTTATTAATGAAATGTCAAAAAGAGAATTTCAAGACAAATTCAATGACCTGTTTGAAAAGAACATGTCCACCAAGGTTGATGAAAGCAAGAATGAGTGGTTTAAAAATAACGACCCCTCATATACAACGAACGAAACTGTAAATTCAAGTAATATGGGAAAAATATTCAATTCTATTAAAGACCAACAAACCGGTTTAGTAAAATATCGTGGGGTTGAGAACATTATATCGAACCAATCATCTACTTCGAATTTCTATGAAGACGATGATGATGGAGTTTATGTTACAAGTGACCCTTTTAGTAAATTAAAATTTGATGATTTACGAAAAGTTCATAAAGACGAAACTGTGTTTTCAGTAAGTGAACGTGATTATCAAAATGTCAAGAAATATTCATCAGTAGACCATTTTATGCGAGAACGAGGACAACAATCTACATCACCTCTATCTAAACCCGAAGCGGAACGCATGTTAGCACAAACCGACCAATTGTACCGTGAAAAAATGATGAAAAAAGAATATTCTTCTAATTTAAAAAATATGGAATATGAAGAAAAAAACAAATCCGTATTATCCAATTTTTTAAGAATCAAATATTAAGGATTAGACGGAATCAGATGTTGTGGCATACACCATTCTTTTTTCATATCTAATAATAAGTTCTCGGTATTACGGGTGGTATTCTCAATATCACTATAACTGGTATATTGTGTTACTGTTGGTGGAGTAATCATATACCAAAAATATTGATACTGTAGTCTTTGCCAATACATGTCTACCGCGTTTTTCTGAATCGATTCTTTTGATGAATCCTTGGTTAGTTTATCTACACTTTCCTTGAAATTCTCAAGTAATATGTCATACATGTGCTTCTTTACTATGTAACCAGTTGTTGTACGACAATAAAATACACGAGAACAATATTCCTCTACTATTTGATATGGACGTGCGTTATTTCCTCCGATGATTAACACATCCCAATTTATTTTTGTGTTTGTATAGAATTTTTCAAGGTTCTGTTTTAATAAATCAGGGTTTTTGAAATGAATATCATCTTCACAAATAAACACATAATCATAGTCTCTTTTTTTTGCTATTTCTAAACATTTTATATGACTCATAGTGCAACCAATCGCACCTACATCTTTTTTTATTGCGTCTACACGTTCAGCATTTATATTCATTTTTTTAAATTCTTCGGTCGCATGTTCTAATCGGTCTTGACGATGGTCTAAATTAATAAAAAGAGTATTTTCAAATAAATTCATCTATTTTTATTACTATCATTTTCACTCTATATTATTTATGTTTCATATGATATCTGAATATCATATGTCAATAATTCATTTATTTCTTGTTCTTGCGAGACTTGTTCTTGCGAGTCTTATTCTTGCTTTCTTCCTTCTTGAATGAACCAAATTCACCCTTCTTGGTGAAGTAACCTGCCTTCTTAAGACGGTTATTCTTCTTGGCAGTCTTGTGCTTTTTGACAGACACAATACGCCCGTGCTTATTCTTCATTAAATCCTTCTTTTCTAAACCACCGGTTGTCTTATCGACAGTTCCGTGAAATACTTGAGCTCTTGAACCAACAGTCATTCTATATTCAATACATAGATTTTATTTACGAGTCACTGTCAGTATTTACATCTTCTACTAAAACTGTTTCCTCGTTCTTAATTTCTTCTAAATTCGCATATTTAGATATGTGATGTTGTGGCTTATCTTCTTCTTTTTCAAGATTCTTATTCGGGGTTGTTTCTTGTAAATGTTTTTCTACTTCTACTAAACGCGCATTTGTTTTATCTAATTGATTGGTTAGTTCTATTATATGTAAACGCATTGAATACATTTCTGACTTTTGAACTTCAAATAATTCAACCCAATTTTCGTTTGATGTTTCTGTGTTCCATGACACAGATTTCTTTTCTTTGGATTCTTGTAACTCTATTGCGTCTAAAGTTATATTATTGTTATTAGTAGAATCTATACTTAACTTATTTGTTTGTTGGACCGGTTTCATCAATTCTTCTCTTTCTCTTCTTTCGCGTTCTAATAATTCGTTAATATCTTTATTTTCGTCCTTGGATGTTTCACGAAAATCTATTTCTTGAGGGGTTTTGCGTTGTAACATAGTATCATATTCCTGTTGACGCATATTAAACTGTTTATTAAATATATCTTCTTTACTTTCATTTACTATCTCAGGCGTATTAATCGTATTCGAATAAGACATTGTATTCATTGTTCCTTGTGTAGGTGGGTATTGTGGGGTGTTTGGTTGGTTTTCTTGAGGAGCTTGAGATGTATATTGACTTGAATTATGCGCTGTATATTGAGGATTTTGTATATGTACGCTTTGTATCATACTGGTTAAAGCTTCTTTATTCAAATTATTCAAATCATTTGGGTCTATGTTCTTCCCTTGTAGTCGTGTATAAAAATCTTCAATTGATTGTTTAAACCAATTCTCCTTTGATTGATGTGGTTTCGCTTCAAAATAACGAATAATAAATGGGTTTCCATTGATAATGTTCCATAGAATTTTTTGATTTTCGGGATGAACGAACAATGACATTCAATAATATTCTGATAATATTATTCAAGTAGTTATCTTTATTCTTATTTTTGGTTATAATATTTATCTAATTTACCTTTTCTTTACGTGTCTTATTATTATAGTTAGTCATTTTACCTTTTCTATATTTCCTCTTCTTGGTTTGTTTTTTACCTTTTCCAACTATTACTTTGGGAGAAAATACATGTTCTATTTTTTTTGCTTTTAAAAAATCATGAATATTTCTTTTCATGTCTGCTACGGTTTCATCCTTAGGGTCTTTTTTAGTACTGGCCCATTTAATATACGAGAACAATTCGTTTAAATAATGGTCTACTTGGTCGCTACTTGTAAATGGAGCATTTTTTGTATCAAATTTTATTTTCATATTTCCTACCTGAAACCCTTTACGGTTTTTATATGATGTTGGATATATTTTTGTTGTGATTTCTACATCATTTTCATTTTTTACAGGGTTATTGATTGTGGTAGTAGTCAAAGGTTGAACTGGTGGAAATGTAAATACTGAAGAAGGTAAATTCGGTGGAGGTCTCCTTCTTTTTGGAGGCATTTCTAATTTATATTATGCATATATTTTGTTATACTTTGAAATATATTTTACGAAAATTACTCACATAACTATCAGGTATTCTTGGTTTTCTAAATAAGTCTATTTTTTCTTCAGACGACTCAATCGGAACATTGTTTATTTTACCTGTTAATAAGGTGACTATGAAAAATAACGAATACATGCCACATTCAGAATTCTCTTTTTGATGCTCTACTTTGTAATTGTTATATTCCGTTAATTCTATAGGAGTTTCAAGTTCCATACAATGTTGTTTTAAACGGTCTACTAATTTCTTTATTTCTTTTGGTATCTTATCACCCAAACTATCAAAGAAAAATACGAATCCTTCCTGTAAATCAATAAACAATGATACCCAATGAGAACCATCGTCACGAAACTTGTCTAAATTAAATACCACGCCGATTTTGGTTTTTCCTAAGTTTAAATATTCTTGCACTTGTTCTTTATTTTTTAACTTACATAAATCTTCTATATAGCATAAATCGTCAAAATCGATACTCGCAGTTCGAATTGCTCGGAACATAGAATACGATTTTTCATATTCAGTAAGCACATTATCTATATCATGATTACTTAACCAGTAGTTTTTCTCTTCTTTCCATTTATGTGGTTGTAATGGACGAGGAACATATAAATATTGATTTAGTTTTTCACCATAATTTTGGTCTTTTATGAGGTTTAACCAACAATCTTCGGTCGTACATGTTCTTAATCTTCTTTTTAACTCCTTCCATATTGTTCTCGGTTTTTCAGATGTTATTTGGTTGTATGGATTGTTTTCGTTATAATTTACCTTGAGTATATGTAATACGTCTTCGGGTAAACAACTACCACGAACTACTTTATTACTATGATTATTTGGATTACAATTTATATATTTTGGCCTTGTTAATAGCTTTTTCAAAGTTTGATTCTTTTTACTTTTTTCCTTATATTTCTTTGACATGTTGATTGATATACACTCTAATTAGATTTTTACATCTTTGAATATTTAGACAATTACGTTACTTTTTTATCAGTTTTGTACCCCAAAAGGAAGTTATATCATTTTGGGAGTCACGTTTATAATCGGTATCTTCTTCGTCAGATTCATCTATATTACCAAATAATGTTTCATCGTCTGAATCATTATCATACCCTTTTTTCTCTATATCTTTCATTTTTAAATAACGAAGTAATGTTCTCGTATAATCGTTAAATGATTCATTCACGTCAGTTGTTATTTGTGTATCCGGTTCGCATATTAATCTTCTGGTTAATTCGATAATTTCATTTTTATGTTTCTTTAATGTACGTATATGTTTCTGTTCTCGTTCATATCTCGCAGGGTCTTCCTCCGAAATGTATTTCTTATGTTGACTTTTATTCATTAAAAAGTTCATGGTAATATTATTTATATAATCATTGTCTGTGACAGAATCGTCATCATAGTCACTTTTGGTTTCACTCATTACTATATTCATAGATTTTACTAAAACAACAATATCAGTTTAGGCAATATTTACAGGATTCAACGAGAACAAAATATTTGACTATATTATAATAATAATAATATGAGCGGCTCATCAGTATTAGGAGGTCCTTATAACGGACATTCATCAAAACAAACAGTGAGTTCTAAAAGAGATAGCGAAAGTGCCATTGCCAGAAAAATATTACGTAGTTCTTGGAACACCCCATATGCTACTGGTACATATGAGGGAGAGAAGAGAGTTATTACCCCATTCAGAGCAGTCAACAATTTAGGTGATTTCTTAGGTAGAAAGAACTATTCATGCGGAGGACCCAAACAGATGACATTTACATGTGACAATAGTAATGTTCCCGCATCATCCACAAACGTTAAGTTCGTACCTGATTCTTCTGACTATATTCGTTTTAGAAAACAACAAGCCATGAATCGTAATTACAACGATTCAGCACATTAATTTTCGATTACAATAAATTCTATAATAAATGTATAGAATTTATAAAAATGTATAAAATGAAATGGACTATTCAAAATAATAATAATGCGGTTCTTACCGCAGATAAAGCAATGCCATTAAAAGACTCTACAAGTAACAATGAAGGACGATTTCAAATGGACCGTCAAACATTCATTGAAACAATACCCAGTGTTATACCTACTGAAAACAAATGGATGGGGGAATCCAGAGATGCTTCTGATGTTATGCGTAGACGTCGTGCCGGAGCAGTTGGAAAAGGGACATTTAACGCAAATAACAACCAATTTTCTTTCACCAATCCTGATGACAAAAATTCCCGTAATAGTGCTCTACGTAGAGTTCGTGCTGGTGGGTCGGTCGCACCTGTAAAAAAAGGGGCTCGTAAGTAACTTTTTTTCACTTGATAAACTATAAGACACGAAAATGTATAATTATTTAGCTGAATTCTTAGGAACTACCTTTTTTGTATATGTTATTTTAGCAACCGGAAATCCTATTGCTATTGGTGCTGCGTTAGCTCTGGTTATTGTTTTGATTGGCCCTATTTCAGGAGGACATGTTAATCCGGCTGTCACAATTGTTATGTCCGCAGCAGACAAATTTCCTACAAATGAAATTGTATCATACTGTCTCGCCCAAATATTTGGTGGGTTAGTCGCATTAGAAATATACAAACGCTACAAACTATAATTCAATAGTGGTATTACTACGAATAATACCACTATCTTCATTTGATGAGGGTCTATGTAACGCACTTAGAAATTCATCGATACTATTGAAGTTTAACGTATCCCTATCTGTTGATTCAGAATTCATACACATTGTAATGCGTATACATATGTATGAAACGATTACTAACATCAAGGTTAGTATAAACACGATTACGATTAATAATATATGGTCTGACATTTTATTTGTCAATCGTCCCTACGACTATTTTCAATTTTCAAATTGGAAACCCAAAAAATTGAAAACTTATTTCACATATATTTGGAAGCATCACAATATAACGAACAATTGTTCCGTATAATAATTCAATATGACCGCAAATCTGGTATATGCTTCCGGTTCACAGAGAACTTTACCACATGACCTCCAACGTCACATCACAACTAAGTATCTGAATAAGGAAGAGAGAATACAAGATGCTATTGCTAAATTTAATTCTACGAGTGGAAGAGAGAAATTTAAAAAGAATCTATCATTGTTGCCACCAGATACTCGTGTAAACCTCTTTGTAAATGGGATTTATAATAAATTTAATAAATTAGTTGAAAATACTTATGTTATTGTGCATGGTGGTATTACTATGCCTCGTTATATCCATCAAATTGTTCGTGTATCACTTGATACTATTTATTACGGATTTCGCCTGGGTTGTAGTGGCAATCCAAATCTTAGACGCACGCAAAAAACTCCATCGTTTACAATGTGTTTGAGTAATACATCTGATATGGGTATGAAATATTGTCCGATAGAAGGTCATTCTGAGTTGACTGATAACATTCATGTAACAGATTTTGCAAAGTTAATTCGTATATTATTTAAAGTACTAAAGTCACCGAAATTTACCGAAGAGCGTAATAAAATTCTATATGATTTTGCGTTAATAGTACAGATATTAGCTACAAAATACACCAAATTAAAAGAGCAAAAACAGAAGGACCAGTTGGCGGCAAAGGAAAAAGCACAGAAGGACAAGTTGGCTGCCAAGGAAAAAGCACAGAAGGACAAGTTGGCGGCAAAGGAAAAAGCACAGAAGGACAAGTTGGCTGCCAAGGAAAAAGCACAAACGGACAAGTTGGCTGCCAAGGAAAAGGCACATAAGGACAAGTTGGT